GAACCATCATAAACTTTCAAAGATGCTGATGCTGAATCATACCAAAGTTCACCTTTTAAAGGTGCAGTTGGAGCCGCGGATGAAGATGAATTTTCTAATAATTTTACAAGGTTTTCGTTTAGTGCTTCTCCAAACCCTGAATAACTTTTTCCAAAAAGTGTTAAACTCGTTGAATTATTAACTGTACCATCTGTAATGGTAGCAACTACTGTTCCGTCTGTTTTGTTAATTGTATAAGCCATATATTACCAGTATTTATAACCTTCCAACACTTATTAAAATGACACTTTCTTCTGCTGTGTCTTTGTTTTCCATTGCTTTTCCTACTATAGAACCCAATACAGGACTTAATGCCTTTTGAGCATGACCTGGCTGTGTTCCACAAGTAGTTAAAAGATCGCCTTTTGATACCATTCCGTGAACTTTGCATTTAACTTTTCCTACAAGTGCAACTGGCAAACCGTCGCTGTCGCTGTTCATTAAGTAAGCAGGATTTTCACTTATAACACCTGCTACTCTTGTATCGTTTGATATTGTTGATTGTGTAACTTCTTTGTCTCCGCCAAATATTACAACTGTACCTACTTCGTAGTTTGCATCTGTTTCGTAATTTTCAGCCAAGTCGGCGTATTGAGCATTTGTTGCCGTTGTGTTTAAAATATTTGTTGAAGGATTGTAAGACAAATTTACATCTGTTGCTAATCCTAAATTTCCTGTTGCGGCACTTACAAATGGAATGAATCTTGACGCATTTGTAGTATTGTCTGCTGTTATTGTTGATGTTGTTGATATACTTGCTGTACCTGTAATGTTTCCTGTAACGTTTCCTGTAACTGCTCCTTGGAATGCTGTTGCTTTAACTGTTCCTACAACATCTAATTCTGTTGATGGTACTGTATTTTTAATTCCTATTCTGCCTGTTGATCCATCAATTCTTATCATCTCTGTTGATGTACCCGATACGTTTGCCTTAACAATTATATCTTTGTCTTGTGCAGATTGAGTTACTAACACATCACTGTTAGATACTGTAATTTGTAATTCTGATTGGTCTCCGATATAGATACCATCGTCTGTATCTAATGTTAATCTTCCTGACATTGTGTCAGCCGAGTTAGATGTTAAAAAGTTTGCCGCCGAACTTCCACCCAATGCGTCTGCGTTTGTTGCCGTTCCGTGAAATTTTAAATTTGCTATTGCTGTTGATAATGTAATACCAGGAAATATTGTTGGGAATCCTGTTATTGAAGTCTTGGGTATGAATGATGTTGTGCCATCATATACTGTTGCAACTAAACTTGAATTATTTTTAATTTCAGTAACTTTTTGTACAACGTCTCCTGAATCTGTTATAGTTGGAAATGTAAAACCACTTGTACTAGAAGAAGACGGTCCTACAAGAACGTGTGAACTGCCGTTGTAAAAATATAATTGATCTGTGTCTGAATCAATCCAAATATCACCCGATGATTGTGTTCCAGGTGCTGTTGATTGATAAGTTGCTCCACCTAACGGTTGAAACGTTGCTCCTGAATAAACTTTTAGTCTTTGATTTGTTTCATCATACCAAAGTTGTCCTTTGATGGGTTTTGTTGGTGCTGATGTATTTGAAAAATTTTCTAATAAGTGTAAAAAGTTTTCTGCAATGGTTTCTCCGTAACCAGAATAACCTTTTCCTACAAACTTAAGATCTGTTTCAGAGTTTAAAACTGAATCTTGTACAATGTATTGAGAAACTGATGCTCCTCCGTTAGTCTTGTTTACAGTATACGCCATTTATTAATATCCTGTGTTACCACCTGATGTAGTTCCACTTACTATATTACTTGTAGATGCTTGAGTTGAACTAGTTTCAGTGAAAGTTGTTAAACTTTGAATTCTTAATGTATAATCTATTTGTATTAATCTGTTTAATGATTTTTGTACTGGGTGAAAGATAACGTGTGTTAACAATTTATTTGTTGTTCCGTTTTCTGTTCCTTCCCATGAAACTAATCCTAATTCATCAAATACATAGTCGCCATTAAAGTTTGTTGTATTATCAAATGCCGCTTGTCCTGTTGGCTCTCCGTAATCTAGTGTGCAAGTAACAACAATGTCAGTGTATTTGTTTCCTGCTGTGTGTCGCACTTCCATTTTGTTTCTTGTTGTATCTTTGTTTGTAGCAGAGTTATCATCAATTACTTTATAATAAGTTTTTGAATATAACTTTGAATTAGTTCCTGTAGAGTTTGGAGTTAGGTAAGTTATTACACCTGTTGGATCGACAGTTGTTCCACCGTTTCCAAACGCCATTTCATGTATGAATCCTGTTGATTTATTTGCTAATGAATTAGCCAAAGCCTGTGACATATTTTCATAGTGAATAGCATTTCTTTTATCCACCATTACTTCACCGGTCTCTGGATCAAATATTTTGATATGACCAGACATCATAACGCCGTTCTCATCATCAGGCGTTTTTTCGTCTTTTTCTTTGTTATTTTCTTTTTTGGGTTCCTGTATCATCTATTGTATTTATTCTGGTGTGTTTGTTGGCTCTTCCGCTATGAATCTAGCCGCAGTTGTCGTAGACTGGTTTAATCCTTTACCATTTGCCGCTGTTGATGAGCCTTTCGTATACCATACTTGACCTTTCTTCATTAGTATTCTAATTTGTACGTTTGCCGCTACTGGATTTGTTAATACTACGTTACTTCCACTAACAGTATAATTTACAGTACTACCGTCCTCGCTTGTCAACAACAATCGTTGGCCACCAATGAATATGTCTAATTGACGAGCGTCGGACGGAGTAATTGTAGTGGCAAATGACACAGTTGACCCATCACTAACATAAGTGTTGGTGTATATTGTATCACTATAAGGCACGGTACTTTTACCGCTGGCATCTACCACTTTTGTTCCGCCAATATGAGCCTTAATTCCTGTTCCAAGTGTTCCTCTTCTTATTTGAGATAACACATTACCTGACTTTTGGAAAAATTCTATTCTTTCTTTATCTATAAAAATAACACCTGGCAATAATGTTGTACCATCTGCATCACCTAACACAGATGCATCTACAACTGTAATTGTTTTGTCTGCATCTGTTAAGTCTTGTGCCAGTGTTGTTGTTCCAGATTTTGCAATTCTTTTGTAGAATTGTCTGTTTAACATATCTTTAAACAATCTAAATCCTGTTTGTTTAGTCGATGATGGTACTGTAAAGTATAACACATCTATTCTATCTGCTGATGTAATTGTTTTGCCTGAAATTTTTACAACGTTTTCCGAAACTGTGTAATCAAACCCTTGTTGCAATGGTTGATTGTTGAACCAAACATAAACAAAATTTGAATTCAATGGAGTATTGTACAATCTATGTTCACCTGATGCTCTGCCTTCTAACACTTCACGTCTTGATTTCATTCCAAGAGCATTATTAAATGTTGTGGCACTAATTGTATCATTGTTGTTCAATGTTATACCATCAGTTGATAGTTGTGATGTTTTGAGTATAATGTCTGTTCCAACATATGTATAGTGTGTATCTACATTTGTTGTGATTGCAATAACATCTGTTCCTGCAGGAGGTGTAATAAAGTTAACTTGCTGATTACCAAAGTCGATTGTGTAATCTGTGTTTAGATCTTGCTCTGTTCCATTTACAAAAACTTCAACCTGACTTGCAAGTGTAATTGTTTTTGCCGGATCAATTGTTGAATCATCTGACAATCCAGATACAACTCCGTAAGCATATGTCGAACCATCACCTATGTAATAACTGTTGTCTGGACCTCTCAATACTTTTCCGTTGTGTTCTAAAATTGTTAATCCTGCGTATGGACCATAAGATCCAACTGGATATGTTAAAGTGTATCTGTTAGTTCCAGAAGAGTATGTAATTGTGTCTTGTCTGATTTCTGCATATGCTCTTCCTTGACCAACTGTTTGATTGAATCCTGCTATTTGAATTGATTTTCCAGATGCTGGTGCGGAATTAAACGTAAGTGTAAGTGCGTTTGCTGTTGAACTTGTTGTATATGCTGATGTAGGTATTCCATCAACTGTAACATAAAGTTGCGATAATGAACTATCTGGAGCAAAGTTTTCTCTTGTTCCTGTTTTAAAAACTTTTGTTGATCCATCTCCAACAAAATCATTTAGTACCATGTACTGTGATCCTGATATAGCAAAACTTTTAATTGTTAACCTTTGTCCTGACGTTGGTGCTGATCCAAATGTTATAGTTTCTGCTTGAGTATCAACTGTGTAATCTGTTAATCTTTTTGCTACATTGTTTACTATAACTGATACTGCCGCCTGCGTTCCAGGTTTTTGACCAATATCAAAAGTCGTTTCCGTTCCGTCACATATGTAATTTTTTTCTACAATAAACGGTACTCCAGAGTCTGGTGCTGAATAAACTTGTATGTCTAACGTATCAAATATTTGTCCAGGAATAGATTCTTCAGGTGCGTAACTTGTGTCTGGAGAAACAAATTCATCACCGTCTGTAATAACTTGATTTGGATCTACCCCTAGTGCTGATCCAAACATTCCTCCTGTAACTAATGAATCTAATGTTCTATCATCAGTTGGTGTTTGTACTCCGTCGTCATCGAATGGTATAAATTCAACTTTTACTCCGTTACCCGGTGCTGATCCTAAAGTGAATGATGTTGTAGATGAATCTCCTCTGTGTACTTCGTTAACCTGTCTTACACCATTTAGATATACTGTGAACACATCAGTTGGATTTGGAGCATCAGTGAATATAAATTGTGCTGTCGAGCCATCTCCGTAGAATGTTCTAATTCTTGTTTTGCCATAACCATCCCAAGGTTCTTCAAACCATGGTGATTTATCAAATCCTTGTTCTCTGTTGAAATCTAAACCAGTAACTTGTACTCCACCATAATCTATACCTTCCATTAGTTGAGATAATTCTAATCCAGGCATTCCAGAATCTGGTGCGTACATACCTTGTATTCTTTCAGCGGCAGTAATATAATTTTCGTTACCACGTAGTTTTGTTAAATTAGTATCTGTGAATGTTGTTCCTGTTGTAATTCTTTGTGTTGCTCTGTACAATTCGTTATCGTATCTTATTAATGTTCCATACTCATATGTTGTACTTGCTGTCCATGTTTTAACATCTGCAGATGATTTAATTCTATCAAATCTAATTGTTGTATCAAAATCTCTAACTAGATCGTTTCCTAGTACTGCTGATAATTTTGCAGTATCCGTTGGATTTGATCCATCTTCGTTTCCGCCTGTTACAATAACTTCAGGTGTAGTTGTATATCCCCAACCTTGTGTATGTAAATTAACTTTTGTAATTTTACCTTGTGAAATTACTGCTGTTGCTGTTGCGTGAGTTTTAGTTCCAGGTGAAAATATTTTGTACGTACCTGGGTCTATTGCTTCTGCATGATTCATACTGCTGTTAGGCATATAAAAAGTTCTTGTTGGGTACTCATCAAATGTGTGTGAGTGTGATTTACCTTGCCCACCGTTTTGTTTGTCAAAAACATTTGCATTTGATTGTATTGTGTAAACAGGATAGAAGTAACCGTAGTCTCCTGAACTTGCACCTGAAGAACTTCTAGCAAGTACTGTGTATGGTCCTGAATCTTCTACTGTTCCTCCAACAAGACTTATTGTTGGAACTTTTGTGTATCCTGATCCTGCATTTGTTATTGTTAATGATTTTACGTGTTTTGTATAATGATCTTGCCACATTTTATACGGAAACTCTGTCATAAGTGTTGCATCAACGTCAGTATTTGGTTGAGGCGGTCTTACTTTAGATTTTGCGGTTTCATAGAATGGTGGTAAATCAAAGTCTGTGTTTAATCCGTCCTGTGTTTCAGTATTTGTATATTTTAATTTGTATTCACGTATTTTTGTATGGAATGGTTTGATTTCATTTATGTACGATTCTACGTAATCATCTTTTCCTGTTGTATATGTTTTTCTTTGATTTAAAGGTCTTAAACTATTTGTAATGTTTAAGAAAGATGATTTAAACAACCAGTTAACATATGGTTGTTCGGATAATACATATCTTAATCCTATAAAGAAAATTGTATTGTATTCTTTGTTTAAGTCGCCAACAAAGATATCATCACGTAATGCAGTTAAAATGTTTCTAGTTTCAATAATTGGTTCTCTGTCAAAGAAGTTTTCATCATATGTGTCATCTCCTTCAAACCCTGAATCTTCAATTGTGTAGTCATATATTTTTGCAGATAGTTGAATTGTTCCATTTTGCGTTGCAACATTTTTAAAACCAGTTGCAGTTTTTTGATAAATTTTCCAACCGCCTGAATCTGATGTTACTACTTTAACGTAGTCTCCTACATTTACTTCTACACCGTCTAAATCATATTGGTAATCAACCTGTTTGCTGATATAGGTGTCTGTTGATACTCCTGTGTCATACCAATCGTAGTATGCCCAAAAATCACTTGTTTTATATGTTTGAATTTTTGTTCTATTCCATGTGCCTGCAACTGCATTCCATTGATATATTGACCAGAATCCTGCCGCTGTTTCATCTGCTTTAACAAGATAATTTACGTTTCCGCTTAAATCTTTTGTGTTAACATAAGTTAAATCTTGATATGTATCAACTGACCCATCCCACTCTAGACTTTCTTTTGTAGGTTGTGGATCTGCTTTATCTAAATTTTTAAAACCAATTGCACCTATTAACGGTTTGGATTTTACAATAGTGTTGGCATACTGTATTATTTCTTTTAATGCTGTAAATCTGTCAATGTACCAACTTTGTCTAGGTCTTAGTTCAGTTCCGTATCTTCTATTAAGAGGTAAATTTGTATCCGGAACAGATGCTCCTAAACTGTCTGTACCTGTTAAACTATCCCACCATTTACTTTCTAATGCAGGTGTAGGCCTAATTGCTGGATCACCCTCTGCATATAATTTCCATACTTTATGAGAATCTATCTCGTTATCGTTTTCTCTGTAATCAACATTGAAAACAATATTATCATTCATTAATGTTTCTTTTACATTCCATAGAATTAGTTTATTTTTATCAGAAACTGCAAAATATCTCAATCCTGCTTTGTCTGGATCTGTTATGATGTTACTGATATATGCACACGAGTTTGATCTTATCATTGTTGTTTGATCTAACGTTGGAACAACTGCAGAATTCTTAACCCAGAAATAATAAAAATTTATAAATTCGTCTTTTGCAGAATCATATTTTTGTTTGATAGTAAATTGTGTATCGTCTATTGCTCTCGGTGTTCCAGAAATTTTATCTGTTAATCCTGCCTGTGTATCTGCTAATCCGTTCCATTCAGAAGGTAATAATGTAGTTTCAATCCATTCATATATGTCAATAGTTGATCCAGGAAACAGTTTACCCCAATTTTTAGTTTTGTATTCTTGATCACCTTGTTCATACCATATCCATTTTGCTTTAGACAGATCCCACCATGTTTCGCCTTTGTGTTCTTCTGCCCATGCCGTTTCAGAATCTTCTGTTCCAAATGCATTATAATTGTATGTTGCTGGATCCCATGTAGTCTTATATTTGATTTCTCTGTCTGCCAATCCAAATATTCTTTTCTTTAATGGATCGTAGTAGTTTAACCAATCTTTAATTTTATTTGTTGCACGATCAAATATGAATGCTGATTCAATTCTGGTGTTGTTGACTAATGGCGTTTCTACTCTTAGACAATGCCAAGGAGTTCGACCAGATTTTGTCGAATCATAATGAGCGACAGATCCGTCATTAACATAAGTTGTTGATCCGTCTGCTGTTATACCGGCATCATCCGCTGGTGCACCAACAAATATGCTGTTGTCGGTTATGAATACTGATTGTCCAAATTGATCATTTGAAGAAACATTGTCATTTACCAGTCTATCATCTAGTAGGTATTGAGTATCGTATTTTGTTGCTGTGAATACTGCCCCTGCTTCTCTGTTAATGTCTATTAACTGTGTGTCTTGCAGATCAAATGTAGTTGATCCTGTATCAAATTTCATTGTTCTAGGATTATCAGCACCTTGTGCCGCAATAATAATTTTATTACCTGAATGATTTATGTTTACTTTTGCACCGAATTTTACATTTGTCATGTCGCCTGCAGGAGTAATAGTTTGCTGTAATGTGTATGTGTTTGTAGATCCGTCTGCATTCCATTTGTAATAGTATACTGCACCTGCATCATCTTTGAATGCTGTCGAACTGCCGTCTTGTACTTCTGTTCCTGGTGCACCGACTATAAGTGCTGATCCGTCTTTGCTCATTGCAATCGAATCACCAAATGCTGTGTTCTTTGAACTACCGTCTGCTGATATTCCTTCAAACACCTGCACTTCTGACCATGTGTACTGTGTAGAATCGTTATTTGTATTACTTGTTCTTTTGAATATGTGTACTCTGCCTGCGTTGCCTGGAGATTTTGAACTCACTGCAAGAATATCTCCTGCATCATTTACTGCAACCTGATGCCCAAATCTGTGTCCTGCATTTACATTTGTTGGATATATTTCTGCTTCTTGTGTCCATGTATCGTATGTTGACCCATCTGTACCTACCGCCCATCTGTACATATGAACTTTTCCTGTGTCGTTGTTTGCTCCAGGAGAACTTATGAACATATACTTGTCAGGAGTTTTTACTGTGCTGTTTTCACCTGGCTCTGCTACTGCATGATCCCAACCAAAATGTAAATTTGCTAATGATGTTGAATCTTTTGGATACGGTGGATATATTGCTCCTCCAAGATCATATTCTATTTTTGAAGAGTTCCATTTATACCATTTAACAAGACCTTGATCGTCATAGTGTGTACTACCGTCTACACTTTTATTATTGTATGGTGCACCTGCTACAAGATAATTTTCATCTGAACTCAATGACAACGAGTAACCAAGTTTACTTGTACTGTCGTTATTTTCTGTCATTGTTTTTGTGTCTAATACTGCAAATGGCTCACCCGGTGTTGATTCTTTTCTAAAATAAAAATTGAGAACTCCTTGTGTGTCTGTTGGTGATGATGCAATTAACGTTCTGCCGTCATTTCTAGCAACTACTTGCCAACCAAAGTTTTGACTGTTTTTTCTAGTAGGCGATTGTACTTGATTATAGTTTAACCATTCTTGTCTTTCATAAACTTTCCACGTTCCGGTTTCGTTATCTATAAAAACTTTATCTCCCGGTATACCGTTTAATTCATCTTTAACTTTGTAATCATCAAAATCAATCTGATCATTTACATCATCTATTGTCGGAAATCTTACAGAAACAAATTTACTAACATCACCATAAGAAGTAACTGTTGATTGGTCTGTTATATTTGATAATTCTGATATATTTCCTATAAAATCAACACACACTTTACTTGATGATGCAACTTTTTTAATTGTAAACACTTTGTTAAGTGCAGTATTTTTAGATCCTGACACTAACATAAAATCGCCAACTTTAAATGTGTGGTATGTATTAAAACTTAATTCTAACTGTGTTCCTTCATTTATGCTTTGTAATTTTGTTAATCTTATAGGTGTTCTAGTAACTCTTAAAACGTCCCAGTCGTTTATTTTATTGTTTGCTACCCAAATTAAATCTTGGTTAGATACTCTGCTTACATTTAAGTTTAGTACATCTGCAATATTAAATGCTGTATGTTGTACGTCATCAAATCTTGGATATCCTGCATTTTTATAGTACTGTACTGATTCTCTGTCTACTTCTGCTTTTTTGTAATTAAATGTTGAAAAAGTTGTTGATGCTTTGTACTCTAACGGTTTTTCGTACATTTCGACCGATGGTACAGTTGCTGATCTATTATAGTTTACTGCGTCATTTGTTGTGTCTAATAATTCAACACTTTGAGGATTGTGTAAGAATTTTGAATCGTCCATTTTAAATTGAACAGATTTTTTAGCATCAACATTTCCAAACTCGCCTGTTCTAATCATCCATTCTGGATATACTGATAATGTAATGTCTTCGTCTAAAAATTTTGCTCTTGCTAACTTATTAATTGCATTCTGTGTACCTTTTTCTCTAATAAATCCTTGATAAAATTTATATTGAGAAATATCGTTTACAAATAGATTATTCAAATAATCTCTAGATTGATATCCAATCAAATGCTGTGCAAGTCCTTGCTGTACAGCATCAAAATTATCTGTTTCTAGATCATAGAAATCATTAAATTGTGCAATTTTATAATCAAAGTTAGGTATTAACTCTGGCGTAGGCTGACCAATTCTTGTGTAATTAGACAAATTAAACTCTTTACCTGAGTTATGATTAACTTTTGCCATGTAGTATTTTGCTTGATACTCTAACGAATCTCCAATTTTATAATCTGTGTTTGCATTCCAGAACGAAACTTCTGCTTTGTCGTACATAAATCCTGGCGAATGAAATCCTCCATTCCAGTTAGCAGTTTTCCAACCTACTAATTTTAGTCTCGACTGTCTAAATCCTGTTGCTGGATCATAAATTATATCACTGAATACTGTTTTATTGTCAAACACCAACATATGTTCTTTTTCAACAGAGTGTAATTCCATTCCGTAAATTCCAACATTTTCGTTTTTTGATATTGCATTGAAAGTATTGCCTTCTCTTTTTACTGAAATATCTCTTTCGGAAATTGACCTTCCACCTGCATCTAACACAGTATAATTGTTATAAACGTTTTTTAATTTTCCTATTACAGAATTTGTTGTTTCTAAATTAAATCCACTTGCTCCCGGAGATACTGTTATGGCAGATCCGGCCGCCCACCCTTGTGTTGTCCAGTATAAAAACTCATCTATTGCTGTATTCCAGTTAAGTGTTTTATCTATTTCTTTTGAATATCTGTCAAATGCAAAGCCTTGAGATTCTAACCATTGTCCATATCCTTGTAAGAACTCGGCAACATCCTGCCTAGTTTCGAACAATGTTCCATATGTAACAGTTTCAACAGTATCTGAACGATCTTTATACACCGATACTCTTGCTGATCCTTGTACCTTAACAGTACTATTGCTATTTCTAATTGGCACATACATTTTAAATATTGGATTTGTTATGTCGTATCCTGTTACTCTATAACCAGGTGCAATTGACGATCCATCACTCGATACTGTAGAATTTTTTTCTATCAGCACACCACTGTAATAAAACTTTTTAACAGGATTACTTGTTCTGAAATATATTTTATAATTCTCAGTAGGTAAAAATTGTGAACCTGATGTAGATCCTGGAGATATCGAATCTGTTAAAATTTTTAAATTTGCTTTATCTGTGAATCCACCTAACTTATATGCTAATTGTACATTTAAGTTTTTCATCTTATCATAATAAAAAGTTGCAGGATCTAACCCTTGCGACATCAAATAGTTAACTGCGTATGGTTGATATCCTGATGTTTGATACCTTGTAACAACACCTGTTTCTGTATTAGTCGATGTTTCTAAATGATATTTTACTGTTGCTGATTTTTGTCTTAATCCTGTGTCTGTTATTACATAGTTTCCTACTAGATTTTTAGAAAGTCTGCTTGGATCTAAGTATGCTCCAAAAAATTTGCAAGGTTGTAAAACTGCAAGTGCTTTAATAACTGCAAATGCAAAACTTGAACTTCTTCTCCATGCTGTTTCCGCCGGGCCATGATCACCAAACTTCCATGGTTGTTTAAGATTTGCTCTTTGCCATTTGCCAATAACGTTTGCCGGTAATGCCATTGTGCCTGACGAATTAACTGGAATTCTGTAAGACATTCCTGGTCTAGCATATCTTGTATCTATATTTCCTGTACTAGCATCGTATCCTCGTTCAATGTCGCTCCATAAAACTTCATTCCCTGCTGTGTATGGTGCTGGTCCATATTTGTCTTCCCATTTAGCAGGCTTTTCAGAATGTCCTAACATTTCCCATGGATGAGTATGAGGTCTATCAGTATCAAAATAGTAATTAAATATTCCTCTCCAATATCCTGCTTCGTTATCTGTTCCGTTGATATCTTTACTTGCAGAATAGTTGAAAGTGAACGGATCAGAATCTACATATCCCGAATTAGTTCTAAAGTCTACATTGTTTCTTCCTGCCCATATATAAAAGTCTTCACTCATTACTCCATTGACTTCATTCCTTGTAAACAGATTAGTACTGTGAGCACCAGGAAGTACACTATGAATATTAAGTAAATCTTTGTTGTATGTTGATTTAATATTGTTGTAAATTCTTTTTTCTAATTCTAAAAGTAAATCATCTCTGAAATCACCGTATGCAATAGACCTAGAACCATCGTGTCCAACAATTACTTGTTGTGCTGTTCTATACGAGTTGTCAGTTTCTAGTGCCGGTGTAAACTTAGGATACATACCTAATTTTGTCGGAGTAGGTGGAATGTAACTTCCTTCAGTATTGGAATAATCTTTAATTTTGATAATGTCGCCGGTTGCAAGTGCTGATACAAAATGTATACTGTCAACAGTTGTGCTAAAAGTATAATCAGTACCTAATAATAATTGTATATCATTTTTATAAACGTATACTGCTCTGTTGCTTAATACTGTTGGATCAAAAATACTATCAATTGAATATTCTGTTGCTGACGGATCTTGTACTGTATATTTTCTTTCAGTTTTGGATTCTCCAAATCCAATCATATCTTCATAATAAAAAGGTGATGCAACATTTTTTGCATACGTCATTTCAGTTAAAATTTCATCAACTCTATCTGCAACGTTACCTTCGTATGTTGATCCTGTCGCCTGTGTTAAAAAATTTTCTTTAAATTTTTGATATTCTAAGTTCGAATGGTCTAATGCTGTAATAAAGTTTGCTTCTTTGTCAATTAAGTTGAACATCGCAGAAGTTATTGAACCTGCATGATTTTGTAGTGCACCACCTGTTAAGAATGATTCCGGTTTGTCTCTTAAATTGGTAGGTCCTGGTATAACACCTGTAATATCAGTTGATCTGTTACTTACGTTGATAATATGATTAGAGATTTGTCCTAATGTAAATTCGTTCAACGAGTCATTAAGAGAATTGTTTGATAGTATATCTGGTATCTCATATGCACCTTTGTCTTTAAGTTTTGGTGCTGTTGACCAACAGAATAAAGATACAATATCGTGTAATTTTAATTCTTTAGCAAATTTAACAAATTTGTTTGATGTTCCGTTTACTAGTGTAAAATCTGTGTTAATTTTTTTAATTACACCATTTACTTTTACAGCAACTTCTAAATCAGTTAACGATGCTGAATTTTTATAAACATCAACTGCAAATAATTTTTTTTCTGTTGCTGTTGCAAAATGAGTTCTTTTTACTCTTTGTTTTGATTCTGTTAATCTTTCTTTCCAGTTTGTTCTAGGATTGTAAGTTGTTAATCCTGTAATTTCATGTGTGAATCCTGTTGATGTTGTTTGAGTAATAAAATCATCACCTGATTTATACTTAAATGTTCCACTGTTAACATCAGATTCAAAAACTAAATCACCAACATTGTTAATTGTATTATATTTTACTTGTAATCCTAAAACGGTGTCTGTTATTGCACCTGCTGATATTTTATAAGAAAATAATTCCGAACCTGCAAAGTTTGTAGATGAGTATATTGAATCATCGCTGTAACTGATTCCGTTTTTGTCAAATACATCAAACAACGGTTGTTGATTTAATTTTGTTTTCTTTTGACCTTCTATCCATTGGCTTAAATTTTTATCAGGCCCGGCAGTAGTTGAAAAGTGTAAAGTTTTACCTTGATTTTTTTCTCCAAATTCAACGTATACTTGTTCTCCGTCAACTGGGTATGTATCATTGATTTCTGCTAGTTGCAAAGCAATAACTGTTGACCCTGCTACCTTAACAAAATTAACTTCGTAAATTTTATTTTTAACAAGTTTATCTGTGTCAGCAGTAAACAATATTCTCATACCGTTTGTTACTTCTAGACCGTCAACATAATAACCTGTTTGGTTAACCATAGATGAGAATACATCAGTTGTTACATCATCAACAAGTGCAACTGATTTTTTTGCTATTGTACCGTAATTAAACAATTGAAGACCAGAATCAAATTCTATAATTGGTCTTTTTGCTCTGTCATCTTCTGACAATGTAAATTCTGATCCGTTTGCTGTTGCTGTTGCTTCAATTACAGATTTATGAAACCATCTGTTGTATCTTGACCAAGCATTTTGATCTACTGAATCACGTTTAATTGTAATGTAATCATGTTTGTCCGGTCTATAGAATGATTTTGCATATGGTCTTGAATCAAAGCCAACTGAATCATATAATATTGTAGTTTCTGTTGCATATGTTTCTGGAGTAATTAAACTGTCAACATCAGTTAATGTAATTTTACTTCCAACACCCTCGATGTAAAAAGATTTGTCTCCGTATTTTTCTGTATCAATTACATTTGATCCAAATCTTATTTTCATTCCATTGGATAAAACTGTTCCATTACACATTGTATAGTTTACTGCACCTACAATATCTTCTGTTGTATTAATTTTAGTTGTTGACGTTTCTGTTTGAATTTTTATAACACCGTGCATCGCTCCATGATTACCACATTGATAAAACAAAGAGTCAGGAGCATCTGTTGGTACTGTAAATGTTATTGTTCCTTTATCTATACCGTCGTTTGTTACTCCTTTTGTGTACAATATTGATGTACTACCGTCTGATGCTTTACCCGACGACACCGGCTCTGTCATTATCCACAACGGATGTCCGACTGCGTCAATTTTAAATTTATATGTGTTACCTCTGTATAAAGTTATTGCAGGATTATCTTTGGCTTCATGAGTTGAAAATCTATACACTCCAACTTTTGGAACAGTTACCGCAATCTCTGTTGTTGAACCTGTCGCAATTTTATCAACTAATATTGCTGTTGGACCATTTGGCAACCAATAGTATTCTCTAAAGTTAACAAGTTTATCTGTGTCAACATACGGATTCCAAGAATATGTTTTCTCTTTTGTTAATCTGTCATGATTGTCCACTGGAGCATTAAAATAACCTAATTGATTTAAAAAATCATCATAAGTTGCTGTAAATTTAATTTTTTCATCAATAGTAGTTGATGTTGTGTCAACATCTGCAACAGTTACAGTTGGTTCTAACTGATACTGTGTTCTGCTTTTAGTTGTTGCACCTAAGTAATTGTCTGTTATATTCCTAGTATAAGAATCTAATCTTCCAATATAACCATCTAGTCGTTCAAGTTTTCCTTTTTGTATTGCAGGATCTAGTGTGCTACTTAAAAATTTTTCGTTTGCGTCTGTTCTGTAGTAATGAGGAAGATGTGCAACGGTTCTTCTATATTCACGACCGTTTTTGTCTGTGACTACTTCGTATCTTTTTGTGCTGTCAATTGCGTTGTCTGCCATCTTTAGTATCCAGCACCACTAACTGTTCCTGTTGAAGTGGATCCTGATACTGCTGATGTAGACCTTGTAGTCGTTGTTGTTGAAGTGGTCGATGTTACAACTGTTCCTGATGCTTGGAGTTGGTTTGCTCCTATGGCATCAATTATTGATACATCATCAACGGTGGCCCCACTAATGAATATTTCGTTTGATGTTCCTGATATTTGAAATAATGATCCAAACACTTGTCCTGTTTGATTTGGTACTATTACAACTGTTAATAAATGCGGTGCTAGTCTATTGTGAACGTGTGCCGCAAGTTCTGTAAAGTAAAAAGAATCTCCAAAATCAAAATTATTCAATGCAAAAAATTGATCTATTGTATCAACAACCATTGTTTTTATAATTGCATTTGAGATATTTGATTCAGGATTTTTTACAACTTTAAATGTTGCTTGAAATTCTTCTTCTGATTTTGTTCCAAATAATATTTTGTAAGATACAGGATGATAAATTATTTGATCTGATAATCCTTTTACTGGATTTAATTTGTTTGAATAACTTATTCTTAATTGATCCGATGTACTCGGTGCTGGTTTTGTGCCACCTTGTTTAAGCCATTTTCTAAATAATGTATCATAAGATCTTTCTAATAGATATATGTCAACTATGTTTGATACCGAAGGATCTATTCTTGTATTGTTTCCAGCAAAATGCTGATACTGGAAGTACAATGACGATCTTCCTTTTCGTGCATAATAATCTGTTGTTGTAACTAAAGAATTTGTTGTAGAACTATACTTTTTAATTACGTTTTCTGCTGTGTCGTAAAAATAAAATAACTGTCCGTCTGTATATGATCCAGGTAATGTAATACTAGATTCGTTCTGCGTTACGATAAAATTAGTTGCACCATACGGTCTCCATCTTTCAATGTTGTTATCTGTTGATATGAATTTTTCATAGAACACCCATTTAGTTGCTTCGCTTAATGTAGGCTCAATCATTATTTCAAATAATTCAGGATTATCAACAACACCGTCATCGTCTGAATCAAAGAAACCAACTTTTACTTTTCTGTTATCTTGATACCCATCTGCTTCTGATATAGTGTCAACTACTTGCCAAACATTTGGATAACCTACTGCGTTTCCTGTACTAACAAGTGTATTGTTTTTTAATAGTTTAATTGTATCTTTTTTGGTTTGTCCTGATGTATAATCGTAAATTTTTTCTTGTGGATCAAAATGAAATTTGTTTTGTCCTGCTGATTCAAATATGTAATCTAATTTTCTGTATGATACTGTGTATGTTGATCCGTCATTAGTAAAATTAAACCACCAACTTTGATCTAAATTTGTTCCTGATTCATCTCCCGCAAACCCTAAACTAAACGTATTGTTTGAACTAACATCTGTTGTTTTAATAACTTTCCATGTACCTGTTGTTTCGTCATACCTTAATGCAAAATTTTCATATGCTGTAATTCTATTTTGTAGATCTGCTTTTAATGTTGTACCTAATGCTGTTGCTAGTTGTGGAATAACTGCTTTTACGACTGCATTGTCTGGAATAACATCTGCTAATGTTATTGGTCCTAATCCCGACTCTAAATTTCCAACACCACCGTTTGCTCCATCTCCAACAACTGAGGCTATTTTTGCCCAATGTCTATCTTGTGCTTCGTCTGTTGCTGAATCAACTAATTTTCCATTTTTAAATTTTCTCGTATCCGGTGAAGTAAATTTAACCAACGCACCTGGTTTTATGTATTTTAAATTTGATGTTGCATATTGACCTACTACTAAAGGACCAGCCGAATAAATGTATCCAGTGTTTGTGTTCGTACTTGTTGTTGTACTGTTCCAAGACGTTGTTAACAATGAGAGATCTTTTGCTCCATACTTGTTATAATAAAACTGTCTTGAGTATGGTAATTTTATTTTTGTTTCTATTTTTGTGTTAAGTGTGTTAAGAATATCATTCTTGTTATTAAATGTAAAAGTAAATGAAGGTAATGTTTCTTCTTTATAAAGAACACCGTCATCGGCAATTACATTAACATTTGAATATGATCCTGTTGGGTCAACAATTTCTTTTGCTCTTGATATACCCGACGCCGTTCTGTTAACAGATCTAATTTTAATAATTTCTTGTGACGCTTTTAACGGTACAACATTGTAATCTTCTGCTGTAATCATTCTATCTTGTGAATAATAAACCTGTGGTGCTTTTTCTCTAATTGATGCACTTGATTCTGATTGTGCAGAATTATAAAGTGTTTGTTGCAAACTTGCTCCAACAGTTAATGTTTGATTTGCGCCATTCTTATCTAAGTATGGAATATTAAATTGTATACTTTGCATATCTGCAGGTTGAATTGTGTATCTTTCATTAGCACTTGTTCTGTAGTATGCTCTGAATCTTCCCATAGGAATATCTGCAAAGTTGCCATCGCCAAATACTAGATCAACACTATCATTTGCTCTAGTAACTGTGTTGTAAATATTTCTCACACTTGATTCAACTGAATTATAAATTGCGTTGTTACCTGCAAGTGCTGGAACGTTTTTCCATAAAGAATAAGGTTGGCCAAAATCATCTAATTGCCATAACCAGACGTCTGAATCATTAATATTATTAGCACCTAACGGTTGTACTAAATTTGTTGTTGAATCTGTTATTGTAAAATCTTCTGCTTGTAATGTTCCTTCTTTGAACAAAGCAAAAAATCCTGTGTTGTTTGACGAATCACCTGCGCCGTCAGTCCTATATACGTATGAGAACGAACCACCTGGTAGGGGTAATCTTTCATAAATGTAATCTTGTTTAAGTATTGTTGATGGAACAATTTCAAATTTTCTTGTTATACCGCTCACCGGTCTTGAAAAAGTATACATTGGTACATCTGTATTGCTAGATCTTGTTGCGTAAATTTCTGTAGATATGTTTCCAATCTTACCTGACTCTAATGGTTTTCCAAAAGTCTGTCCTGTTTGATTTAATCCTTCAAGAATATTAATAAAGTGTTCTCTGTAATTTGGATTTGCCGCATCATTCCAACGTATTGTTAATCCTGCTAGACTTTGTCCTGCACTATCTTTTATTTCTTCAGTGGTTGATACTGATGTAAATTTTAACATTCCAACTGCCGGTTTATTTCTAGCGGCATTGTAGTTGATAAGTCTTGCTAATCTTAAAACTGAATCTCTTCTTGATGCTGTTTCTAGGAAATTTTCTCTTGCATTTAAATCAACTCTGAACGATAATGATTGTGCCACATAAGCAATTAGATCTAATAGTGCAACATACTCAGAACTTTCAACAAAGTCGTTAAAATCATCTGGATAATTTTCTTGCAGATATGCAACCATAGTTCTACGCATGGTTTCAAAATCATAAGATTTGAAATCCGCTGATTGGAAAGCAGTATAGATCTTTCTCCAATCCTCTGCTACTAATAATCTGTTTTGTCTTTTTGTGGCCATAATACTTTATAAACGATATTTATAGTATTAATTATGTGCGTATATTAAGATAGGCGTAAAGATGTATCTCTGTCGAATTTGAATACCAACTTTTCAGTGATATTGTACGGAACATATGTCAAAGACGCCTGAATTGCAATACCGTGCTCATATTCTTCTACTATAATTTCATTAGTTGCTAGACGCTGATCTGCATTTAATTGCTCAGTTACGTCATCAATAATTAATTGTCTTGTTGCTTCTGTTAATGGCTCAAATAAGGCATCGTATATAATAGTACCAAAAGCAGGATTTTCTACTCGTTCACCTTTTCTCACAGACAATCTGTTCATTAAATCTTGTTTGATTAACTCAAAATCATACAATTTAAAGTTGGAATTATCTGCACGTGAACTAAACCCTTTGTATGCATTTCCTCTTTTAGGTATGTTGTTTTTCTCGTCAGCCATTATTCATTGTCCTTTTTATTTTTTCTTCTGCCAACCCCAACCTTCGCCGGATTGTGCTTTTTTTAATGCTTCGTCTTGTGCTTTTTTAAAGTTTTCTTTACCACCCCATTCAGCATACATATCGTCACTATATAACTTATCAATATCATAAGATCCACTACTTGAACCAGTACTACTAGTATCAATATTTGAAAACATATCTGTATCAAACCCAAATATTTTTCCTATGTTTTTACTCACTGATGCTAAATTTTTGCCCAGTTTGTCTTTTATTGTATTAGTTTCAGTAACTGCAACCACTTTATTTCCTACTATATGTTTGTGTACACTCTTTATCTTATTTACATCAACTGAGATTGACTCTTTTGTGATCGGGCCTTCTAGATGTGGTGAAACTATGGTTTCTGAATTTTTAACTATGGAATCTCCTAACACATTGGCAATACTTTTTGCACCTTCTGTTAATTTAGATAAATCTCCATCTAACGGAAGATTTTTAGTTTTGATTAGTTTTGATAGATCACCTTTTACGTTCAACAATCCATCTGTGTTTACAAAAACTTTATCTTTGAACATATTTGTTGCATCACCTGAAACCAACGAATCTACAGATTCTTTAAACATAGACGAAATTTCATTTGCCGACGATTTTATTTTATTAATATCAAACGGACCAACTGGTTTAATATCTTTTCCAAAATTATTCCATGGACCTGGAGCCTCTGGTTTTGCGTTTGCTAGATCAAATACTTTGGCATAATCTTTTGCAAATGATTCTGCAACTGATTGAATTTTTTCTATATCAATTGATTTTTCTAAATTCAAAGATTTAATCTTTTCTTCCAAATCTGCTTTTACTTGATCTGCTTTGATAACTTCATTTGAACTTGTTCTGTTTGATTGTGCAATACTTTCTGCATTATCAGGATTTTTAGATTTTGCTACAACATCATTGTCTGTTGCTGACGCACCTGCAAATGTATTCATGCCTCTTGTTAATCCATAATGATATTCAAATGGCTCGTGTGTTGGTACTCTCATACCGTCCATAGACTCGTTGATGCCATCTTCCCATTTTAAAGGTTTTGGTTTAATTTTATTAGCAGAATTAACATCACCAATCGGTGTAACCAACGTATTTGTTCCTGCTGGATCTTCAGATAATAAATCTGTTCTTACTAAATTTTTAACAACTTCTGCGTTCGGTGTAATTGTGTTATGGTGAACCTGTGTACCTGCAAGGTGAACCTGTCCTCCGGAATGATGTTCTTGACCTGTACCTGCGTAAGATAATATTGCGCCTGCTGGTGCTTTAGTTGATAGCGACCCTCCAACTGCGTGTAATTTTATATCATTATCTGCAATTTGCTGAATGTCTCTTCCGTCAACAACAATTTTATCTTTTGCTTTCATTTTAATTTGTCCTTTGGCAAACATATTAATATTTGCATCACTATGAAAGTTTATGTTGTTTGTTGAACGTACATTTAATCCACCACCTGCGTATATGTCAATTGCTCCGTTGGCCGCTAATTGTACCCAAGATTCTCCTGTAGCAGATCCAATATAAATTACTCCTTCTGTGTCATGTAATAGTATTTGATGACCTGTTGAAGTTCTTAATCTAATATGTTGATTGTCTTGTTGGTAATCACCATCGTCCATAACAAATGTATGTCCGGGTAATCTGTTTACTTCTTGGTCTTGTGGATTATCTATTGCACCTAACTTGTATTTTTTTGCTGATGGAGATCTGTCTAACGGTCCTGGTGTACTAATACCAAACACTGTACTAGGAGATTCTCTTCTTGCTGATGACGTTGTTGTTCCTCTAACATCATCTTGTATCAGTCCTTGCTTTCTTAATGTTTCTGCAATCGGGTGTATGGGTTTTGAAATCTTATCGTAATTTCCGCCATTAACATTCCATGCTCTTTTGTTTACTTCTCCTGCAGGCACAGAACTTGTACCATACACAGTTTCTTTTGATAATCCTGCTGAATGATGACCTTTTACATCTTTTGTTTTAGTTTGTTCAGATGCCGCGATGCCAGGAACCATGTGATTTGCATATGCATCTTGAATACATCCTATCCAAAATGCTTGATCAATTTTTCCTTCTGCAAAAATTACAAGTACTCTAGTATCTATGTCTGGCGGAGTTGCCCACATACCATAAGAGTGTTGTGTGTTTGCATAATCGTAAGGATCAGATTTGTTAGTTGCGTTCAAACTTTTTACACCATAGAACGGTGTTAGATATTGACAAGTTACTAGATCAGATTGTGCAGGTTCAGTTGTTTTTGATAGAGCAGGAATAACAACTTTAATCCTACCCATTTTCTCTGGATCATAATTTTGTTTTACAATAGCAACATAAGGACCTGAATCTATACTTGTATACGACTCTTCTTTTTTTGGTGCTTTAGTAGTTGCTACATCTCCACTTAAATGAATATTTGCCATCTGCTTATAATCCTCCTAACACATGACCGTATGGTTTGCCTGTTTTTGGATCAATCATAATTCTTTTGTTGTTGTACTGTGCTGTTTTTTGTTTTACCAAAGGATCGTGCTTGTTGCCTTTAGTTTCTACTGTGTGTTTCACACCTTCTGAAACTGTGTGTTGGAATTGATCTGTGTTCATCATAATTTTTGCATCTTCGATAGTGATATCATCTGAACTAGGATCATGAGGCTGTGTTGCAACTGTGTGCATTTTTCCATCAGGATGCCATCTTGATTGTGCGTTTTCACTGTATGAGAACGTACCGTTTGTTTTCTTTGACGTATCACCTTTAGGAATTTCAGGTTCAATGGAAGGATATGCTGTTGCATTTACTCCACCTTGGTTTTTAATTCTTATCATGTGAATGTCTTGTGTAAATCTTCCTTCTTCAAAGTTGCTGTCTACTTTATATACTTTATACAATCCCGAAAACCTAACATCTTTTCCTGATTCAGCAAAATTGTATTTTCCTGATTTTTCATTAAAGTCTGTTGGAAATTTAAAATCAAGTGTGCATAAAGGCTCTGCTTCGTCAAGAGAGAATGATCCTGTTTCTTCGCTCCATGTGTTTCCTTTTATGGTTCCCCATTTTTTAGATACCATAACAGGATTTTTTGGATCATAGTTTGGCTCGTATGCCATTGGTATGTATTGATCCGATCCTATCCATGCTGGATCACCCATTATATTCATTGTTACTTTTATCATGTCTGCTAAAGGATTAGTTAGATAATCATAAAACTCTCTTGTTTTTGCAGACTTTTTATCGCTGTCAGACTCTCCGTTATTGACCGAACCCGACGATACTGGATGACTTCTGACTCCAAACAATTCATTTCCATATACGCCATCTCTGCCTACTATTGTTTTATCTTTTTTCTTGTCATTAAAATCTTTAATTTCTTTACTGTCATGATCTAGTGTATTAGCATCAGACATTCTTGCTTGAAAAAATGCATACTTGTAATTGATGTTTAGATCTAGTACATCTAAATTTTGACCTGTATAGATGTAATTGTATTTTTTCTTAACTAATTTCCCCCATTTGCCTGCACCGGTCAACCCTGGTGCAACAAAATTTCCTATATGTATAAGATATGGTTGTATGTGATAGTGTATTGTTTTTCTATGCATCTTATTGATACCATCTAAATCAGAATGTGTGTAAACACTGGTAATAATTTTAAACCATGGCACATACTCTTTCATAACTGCTTTGTCGGCCGAACCTGGCACACCACCTTTGTATTCTGGTCTTTGTGATGCATCCATAGTTTTTTTCCAATACTTTTCTACAAAGTCTGTTGCTATGTCATTGTATGCATCAGTACGCATCATTATGGCTTCAATTGTTGCAGGTATTGATGAATTATCTTTCATTTGTAAAGCCTTGATTGCTGGAGTATTTTTTATAATTGCATTCTGTAATCCAACATCAACACCTTCAAACTTTTTGTAATCAATTTTCTTTGATCCTATAGGCGGCAAATCAAATTTTCCAATATTCCAGAAAGTCATGGGATCTCCAGACGATTCTACTTTTTGACCTGCAAAATAAGGATCGTATGTTATTCTGTATTCGTCTTTAAATTCTCTTTGTTTTTTTGTTATTTCAGTATCTTGTATTTTGTCTATGCCGTTTATTATGGACTCAAACTGTTCTGCTATATTTCTTCCTGTTACTTCGATTGGTCCTCTAACGTAGTTAAATCTGTTAACCATTGCAAACTCTGTGTAAGGTACAGCAGTCAGAGTATACTTCGAACCTCCTTGGTTTATATCAACTGTTGAGTTTACTAGTTTGATTGGATATTGTTTTTTTGTTAACCCCGGAACGCCTTTAACTACATTGCCTTTTGAATCATAACCTACAAATTCTAGTGTTAATAAAAATGGTGCATCCATGTGATCTATGTAACCACAATTAAGAGCCGCTCCACGTAGTTTTTCGTACAATGTTACACCAAATGGTTCGGACAACTCAAAATCTATCTTGGTAAAATTCATTAGTTTTCTATCTTCGTTGGGTGCATGAATTCCTTCTACATTTACTCTTTCAAAATAGATATCATGGTTGTCTTTTAATATGTCCGAAGAAAACTTTCTATACGGATCGTATTTTTTCCTAACTGCATCATCTCTTTCTGCGTTGGCTCTACTTTCGTGTATACTTCCTCCTTGCTCTGATTTAACAAAATTTTCGTTACTAAAACTTCCGCCGGTTCCTATACCACCTGATTTTGCAATAATATCGTGTGGTGTTTGAGTTATTATGTTAGCAGGAAATCTCACGTCGCCTTCGGTTAAACCTGACAATGTCCAAATGTAATTGTAACTTGCAAATTGGTGTAATACATTAGTGTGAGTAAATTGTCTTTCACTTTGTTGGTATCTATTACTATACATTTTTTTAGATTCAACAAAATTTGAATTTGTTGTTGCTTCTGATGTATCTACGTCTTTGACTGTTTCAGATTCTATATCGTGTATAAACTCTTCAGTTTTGTTCTGTAAACTTTTATTATTCTTATAAGAATTTTTATGAATATGACTTAGGTTGCTGTTTTCAAGTTTTTCTTCTACTGTGGCTCCGGATGCCGAGTCTGACGTTGTTGCTTCTGCTATGTCAGATGCAACTATTGTTTCTAAATCTAAAGCAAATAAATTTACTCTATGTTCTTTGAAGTACGCCATCTTCTCGTCGTAGTTCATTTTTTTAAATGCTTGAATTTCTGCGGAAGTGAAATCTGCCATTTTACAATCCTAGATCGTTTTGCAAATTACTTAATTTTGGTATTCTTATTACAGTTCCTGGTTTGAAGTCGTATATTGGATCTTCTATTTCGTTTGGATTTCGTTGAGCAAACACCCACCATAACCTTGGAGTACCATATAAGTCAAATGCCAATAGGTCTGGTCTGTATGCATATGTTCTATCAATCTCATACTGAATATCATCTGCACCACCTGTTATAGGTCTAGGATTGAAAATACTTAAATGTGTATCTGTTTGTTCAGTGTTAAGATACGGAGATGTGTTTGAATATTTTGCCATTAAATGAATCCTACCCCGTCTTTGTTTTGTAAATCACCAGATATAAAATCTTTCATATTAAATTTCTTAATTGTATCTCTAGAGTATACTGGTTGTAATTGTATTGTGAATAAACTTTGTGTCGGTGCCCACGTTTCAGGAAGAGCACTATCTTGATCCATTGTTCTCATCTCATTTGGATTCATTGTGTCTGCACCTGAATTCATTGCTCCGCCCATTCCCATTTGACTTGTAGAAATATAATCTATTCCTTCTCTTAATTCACAAGTGAATGTACTGATAACACAAGGAATATTTTTAAACACATGATTTCCGTATCCGTTGAGTGTACATATCGGAGGAGGATTTCCTCTGTTTGCATCACCTTCTTCTCCGCCAAAAAACATTTTTGTTGCCGATCTTAAAAAGTGTAATGTTGCCACCCAATACAATGCGTCTTGTTGATTCTGTACTGGAAATTCTGCAACTATTGTCATGTTTGCAGGCTCAGAATTTTGATATGCGTAAAATGGATAGTTGGCATGGGTTGTTGCTAATGGATTATAATTTGCATTGTGTTGCAAAATAACCGAAGGTGTTAATGGAAATATAATTCCGCCTTCTTCTGCCAATGGTCCCAAAATATTTGATTTTGATTGTGATTCAGTTTTACCGCCACCATTGAAAAAGAAGTTGTACATATCCTCTCCTTTACGTAGAGTTAGTTTGACTCTCCAATCTGTTTGCTTTGATCTTCTAGACCATTTTGCTGTTGTGTTTGCTGACATTGGCCCTTCACCACCAGGTGGTAAACCTGCGCCAAATAGACGGCCTAGTGTTCTACTAAAAATATTGCCCCCACTGGTTTTAAACACCTCTGTTAGGGTCTTCTTATCAGGACTAAATTTATCTTCAATATCTGCCATATTTTTCCGGTTGCGTTTTCAGTTTAATAATTGTATACTTTAACTATATTTATAGGCACAATTTTAGGCGTATTTAATTCCCGTTACGGCACACTTTAACAGACCTGTTTGTGGTCAACTTTACAACAATTATAACAGCAATAGCAAAAAGCAAGGAAAAATGAGAAGAGTAAAGTACCTAAATAACAGAGACCTACTAATACAAATACACAAAAGCAAGATGACCTATAGTTCATTTGTGGACGAGGGTGATGAGTTTTTTGATGTCATTGTGCCTGCAAAAGAAAAAATTAACATTAGATCCATTGCAATGGCTAAAAAAACAAGGGCCAAAAAATTAACACAGGAAGCATGGGAAAAAGCAAAAGAAGATGGCCAGAAAAAAATTAAATTAACTGACTTTACTGTTTCGCCTAGAAAAATTGATAAGACTGATTTAGTATTTAGAGTCATGACATTTGATCATATACCCGAAGATGCTGATAGAAAAAGAAATCCAAAGTCCGTGGCAGACAGACACGTTAAAGTTAACTTTCCTCCATACCAACATTATAAAATTGACAAAAAAGGAAAACTATACTGTGTAGGAAAATCACATTGGGAAGGTGGTATGTCAAATGGTAACTTCAAACTGGATGGTGGAAAGATTACAAACGAACTTGCAAGAATGTTTATGAAATTGTGTGAACGTTACGGTACAAGAGCAAACTGGAGAGGTTACACTTATAATGACGAGATGCAATCACAAGCACTGATGCAATTATCACAGATTGGTTTACAGTTTGATGAATCAAAATCAGAGAATCCGTTTGCATATTATACTGCGGCAATAACAAATTCATTTACAAGAATTTTAAACATTGAAAAGAAAAATCAAAACATTAGAGACGACTTGTTAGAGCAAGAACACATGAAGCCATCATTTACAAGACAGAATGCAAACGAGTTAGCAACTGAATCATATCAAAAGAAAGTTAAAAGTCTGCATGGAGCAGTAAGAATGGCAACAAAGACATCTATTAAAGAACTAAACAAAAAATTAAAAAAAGAAAAAAGAAACAAAATGAGAGATGAGGACGACGATAAAAAAATTACCGATACACTCCATGATGACGAACACGAGATGTTAAAATACAAAGATATAAAACCTGAAGATATTAAACCTCCTGTAATGAAGACTTGGGGTACTAGAGGTAAGAAGTAATATGGCTTTTTTTAAAAAGGTAGCCTGTTTCACGGACATACATTTCGGACTAAAAGGTAATTCTCGAGTACACAACGATGATTGCGAATCATTTATCTATTGGTTTATTGAACAAGCCAAAGCAGAAGGATGTGACACTTGTATATTCCTAGGTGATTGGCACCATCACAGATCAGCCACAAACGTTTCTACTATGAACTATACTGTTTCTAACATGGAACGTTTAGGTGCGGCATTTGAAAAAGTTTATGTAATGATGGGTAACCATGATTTATTCTACAGAGAAAAAAGAGAAATTAACTCTATGGAATTTATTAGAAACATTCCAAACATTGTAATGGTTAACGAATGGATAGAAGACGATGACGTTGCAATTATTCCATGGATCGTAGGAGATGAATGGAAAAAAATTGCAAAAATGAAAAAGAAGTATGTGTTTGGACACTTTGAACTACCATACTTTAAAATGAATGCAATGATTGATATGCCCGATGTTGGTACAATCAAAACAGATCATTTCGCAGGATGTGAAAAAGTATTTTCAGGACATTTTCATAAAAGACAACAAATGAAAAATGTAACTTATATGGGTAATGCGTTTCCTCACAACTACGCAGATGCCGGAGATGATGAAAGAGGAATGATGGTATTAGAGTGGGGTGGTGAGCCTAAGTATATTAATTGGCCTGATTGTCCAAAGTACAGACATATTAAAATAAGCGAACTGTTAAAAAATGCAGACGATTTGCTAGACAAAAATATGTATGTTAGAGTTGGTTTAGATATTAAAATAAGTTACGAAGAAGCAAACTTTATTAGAGAAACATTCATTGACAAATACAATTTAAGAGAATTACAACTAATACCAGAACAGGTAGATAATGCACAACAACCGCTTGTTGAAGTACAAAAGTTTGATTCAGTAGATCAAATTGTTTTAAAACAACTGGAAGGTGTTGATTCCGAAACGTATGATAAAAACATCTTGATGGCAATTTATAGGAATTTAGATGTTAACCATTAAATCATTATCAGTAAAAAACTTCATGAGTGTAGGTAATACTGCACAAGGTATTAATTTTGACAACAAAAGCCTTGTTCTAGTAATTGGTGAAAACATGGATCTAGGCGGTGACGATGCCGGTGCTAGGAATGGTACTGGTAAGACTACAATTATTAACGCACTATCATATGTGTTTTACGGAGAAGCATTAACAAGTATCAGGAGAGATAATCTTGTAAACAAAACTAACGAAAAAGGCATGATGGTTTCTGTGTCGTTTGTTAAAAACAATATTACATATACTATTGAAAGAGGTAGAAAACCTCAAGTGTTTAGATTCTATGCAAACGAAATAGAACAGAATACAGAGAGTAACGAAGCACAAGGTGAGAACAAAGAAACACAGCAAGAAATAAACAAATTGCTTGGTATGACCCATGCCATGTTTAAAAACATAATTGCACTAAACACTTACACTTTACCGTTCCTTGCAACTAAACAAGGCGAACAGAGAGAAATTATTGAACAGTTGCTTGGTATAACACTCTTAAGTGAAAAATCAGATCTTTTAAAAGAACAAATGAAAGCAACTAAAAACGAGTTGCAAGAAGAAAAGATAAAACTAGATGCAAAAAATGCCTCTAACGAAAAAATACAAGAGTCTATCGAAAGTTTAAAAATAAGATCTAGTGCTTGGCAAAGTCAAAAAGATCAAGATTCTGTAAACTTTGCTCAAGCAATAGCAGAGTTAGAAAAAGTGGATATTAAAGCAGAATTAGAAGCACACAAAAAAGCACAATCTCACAGTGAAAATTATTTGAAACTACTGGGTTTACAAAAAGAAAAAGCATATCATGACGATGCGTTTACTAGAGCAGAAACAAATGTAACTAAAACCGAATCTGATTTAAAATTTGCAGAACAGGCCAAGTGTCCAACTTGTGAACAATCATTGCATGATGAAAAACACAAACAACTAACTGATAATTTAATTGCTACACTGAATGAAAGTAAAGCAGACGTTACAAAAGCAAAAACTGATATTAATAATGTACAAAAGAGTATTGACGATATCGGCGATTTAGGACAAACTCCAGATACCTATTATGACAGCATCGATGAAGCATACAATCACAAAGGTTCATTAAAAGATTTACAAAGACAACTAGAACAAAACGAAGCCAAAGAAGATCCTTATGCAGAACAGGTAGAAGAACTAAACAAATCTGCAATACAAAAAATTGATTACACAATTATAAACGAACTCGAAGATCTAAACAGACATCAAGACTTTTTGTACAAACTGTTAACAGCAAAAGATTCATTTATAAGAACAAGAATTATTGAACAGAACTTAACATATCTAAATCAAAGATTGGCATATTATCTAGGACAAGTAAAACTTCCGCACACAGTTACATTCCAAAGTGACTTGACTGTGCGTATTGAAGAACTAGGTAGAGAACTTGATTTTGATAACTTGAGTAGAGGCGAAAGAAACAGATTAATATTATCTTTGAGTTGGGCATTTAGAGATGTATGGGAATCACTTTATCAACAGATCAACTTGTTGTTCATTGATGAATTGGTAGATGCTGGTATGGACGCATCTGGCGTTGAATCTTCTATTGCTGTATTGAAAGACATGAGTAGAACACAGCAAAAGAATATTTTCCTAATATCTCACAAAGATGAACTGGTAAGCAGAGTGAATTCTGTACTGAAAGTAGTAAAAGAAAACGGTTTTACCAATTATGAAAATGATGTGGATATTATTGTTTAGATTTTACTTGACAAAACCAGATCATACGTGCTTTAATAAAAGATATATTAATTAATAATATAAAGAAGGATATAATTATGTCAGAAACACATGAACAGATCATGACTGAGATTCAAACTTACTCTGAAGAGAATCAAAAATTCACAGAGAAAGGTGTTAAAGCAAGTGCCACAAGAGCAAGAAAGGCATTAGCATCTCTTTCAAAATTGATCAAAGCAAGAAGAAAAGAAATTCAAGAAGTTAAAAACGCGGCAAAGACAGCGGCGTAATTTTTAATTATTGAGATCTCATTAAAGCCTGTGCAATTATGTTGTGCAGGCTTTTTTTACGACTCGAGAATACCTTTGCTTTTTTTCTCTCTGATAATTCCAGATCCGTGTATTCGCACTCTGATATGACCGTTGTAATAATCATCAGTCTCAAGAACTTTACGTGCAAATTGTTCTCTGGCTTCTATGTAGGATAGTTCTGCTCTGGATTTACAATAAAAAAGTATTTCTCGTGTAAATTTGTCTTTACCAAGTTTTTGGACATCTTCGGTCAAAGCATCACTTGAACCAAAATACTCTTTCCAATCTGATTCCACTGTGTATCTGCGTTTGTTGACTCTCCCTTTTAACGGAGGCCTTGCTTTTTTGAACTCTGCTAACTTTTTACCAATATATTTCCTACCATTAGTTGTATTTGTGATCTGATACACGAACCCAACTACACCTTCTGGTACTTCATCTACTATTTCTTCTTTGTATGTCCACTGCATACTACTATTTAAAGCCAAAAAGATTGACCTGTAAAAATGTTTATGTTATATACAAGTGATAGGCAACACAGCAAATTAAAATTTCTCATAGGCAAATATAGCATCTTCGTACATAAGGGAGTTACGGTGTAACAACACAGGCGAATCCCATGATGCAAACAGCAAAAAATGATGAGGCTCTTAGAAAAAGATAAACCTCAGGTTTACCAAATACTATTGTGTAAGGGTTTGGTAGGCTCGCGTTGGATGAATGAGTTAACGGGTACAGCACAACCGCCCGGCGAAAGCAACGATACACAATGACTACGATACTCGCCACAGATTATCAAAGTTAGTTCGGCTAGAAATAGCCGAATTATGACTACTCATCTGCCACAGAATACGCAACACTAGAAGTTGCGTTAAAAGTTATTTTCGAGATTGCGTAAATTAGAAGTAAACTGAGCGTAAGCGAAAGTTTAGATGTCTTTAGACATCTTTTAGTTGATGTGATTACTCTTCTTCGTCGTCAACTTTGTTATACTTTTCAGATAGTACTGACTTTAATTCCGGTTCTTCTGATTCTTCAATATTGGAAACATCCTCATCAGTTAATTCTACTTCCTTATCCGGTTCAAAATCTTTGATTTTTTCTTTTGCGAGTTTTAATACTTCTTCCATGGTTTCCAGTTTTGCTTTTAGTGTGGCGACCTTAAGTTTTAGTTCCTCGTTTTCCTGTTTTACGCCCGCGGCGTGTTTGCCGACATGGTCTACGTCTCTGGTAGCATTTTCCAATCGTATGAGTATCTGCTTGTTACGACTCTCTTTTTGAGAAACTGCCTGATGTAGGTGTTCCTTTTCAAGTGTTAGGTCTTTGATTGTATTTTTAAGTTCTAGGACTAGATCGCTGGTCGACATATGTTCATTTATTTAAAGAGGTCTGTGTTCCATTATAGTATACTATAATTCTAAAAAAATGGTTGTCCGGTTTTCTTGGCAGTTTCCAAGTTCTCTTTTATTATGTCTGCAATAATTTTTCTCTCCTCTACAGAAAGGTTTAGAGATTCTTGCCATGTCACGCCTCCTCGCATATACCAGCATATTTTAAGCAGTTCGTGTTTGATGTTTTTGGATTCATTTTCTAGATCCTTGAAATATGATAAAATGTCAGACTCCGTGAGTGTCAGCAACTTTATCCGAAAAAATTTGCGTTATCAAACGTGATAGGTACTTGGTATGTTGCCGGTGCACCTTTCTTAATTTGCTCTTCTGTAGATTTTGCAGTCATGGGTTTCAATGAACCCTGCTGTCTTATTTTGACCAATGCGGCTTCTAACTCCTGAACCAATTTTGCATCTGCGTTCTCGATGAATTCACTTATCTGTGCTGAATCAGATACTTCTTCACCGGCCGGTAGAGTTATTGTTTCAATGTTAGACAACAGCAATCTCGAATTCAGTTCTGTCAGTGTTTTAAAACTTTCATTGAACATTTTTGCCTTGTCTTCGTCTTTCAGTGTTGATGAATTGACCTGCATATATTTTCTTTGCTGTTCAAATGTTTTTAATTGTGTGTCAGTCATCATTTTGTAAGTCAACGGTTTTACTTTTATTTTCATTCCGTTTGCCAATGTTGCTTCTTCCATGATTTTTGTGTTGTGTATCGTCTCAAGCATAGAGGGTAAGTTAACTGAATGATTGGTTGGTTCATTTATTAGTGGTACCTGGGTGCTCACTTCCATGCTTTCACCGTAACCTGCAATTCTGATTGCGATCAACACAGTGTCCACATCATAGTTCACAAGTCTCCATGGGTCCTTGATATCAGGAATGCATGATTTGATCACATCCACTGTGGATTGTCCACTCATCATAGAATCCGGTGTCTTGAATGCTAGATCATCCTTGGCTGTCATGGGCAATACTGCGTGTTCGCCTGTTTCGGATGGTGTTACTATGTCATCGGAATAGTACTTTCCGCCAGATGGGAATTTTATATAGATTGCCGGCTGTCTATAAAATTTTGTTAAAGGGTTTGTTTTTTCTTCCATTTTTTTCTTCTATAAATATACTTTGTTAACGTATGTATGTCTATATTTATGTGCGTATATAATGGTGGTATTAAACTATGGATGAAACACAACTAAAACAGATGCTCAATGAGGCTTTCAGCACCGCTGACCTCAAAAAGTTCAGGCAGGAGTTGGATAGATCCACAAAAGCATCTAAAGGAATTTCGGCAGAAGAGAAGAAATCACTGGAAAAACTGCTTAAAAGCAGAGAAGAATTAATAAAAGCATCAAACAATCTACAAGGGCACTTTGGCAAGTTCGGTAAACGAATGGGTATGTCAGAGACCATGGCATTCAAGTTTGGTAGAGCCGCAGAAACCACAGCAGGATTTACTGGTAAACTTGGATCGGCGATATATCAAGGCACAGGCCAAATACAAGACTTCACTAACACCCTAAAGGAGTTTGGTCCTATAGGAGAAATGTTTGCCAGAGTAGGTAGTGTTGTTGGATCTAGTCTGGATATGTACAGAACTCTGTCCGATGTTGGAGCATCGTTCAGCCAGAATTTAATCACCATGAGAGAAACTGCCGCTCGAGCAGGATTACCCTTGGAAGATTTTGCAAACATGGTTGGAAAAAATTCTGAGGAACTCGCAAAACTTTTTGGAACAACATCTCAAGGTGCAGTTGCATTTTCAAATCTTTCGAAAGCATTGAGGTCAACATACATTGAAGACCTTGCACCACTAGGACTTACAGTTGAACAGTTAAATGAACAACTACTAACATCATTTACACTTAATCGAAGATCAGGAATGTTCCAGCAGATGGACGATGCTCAAAGAATTGCCGCAGGTGCATCACTGATCAAACAAATGGACAGGTTAGCAAAACTAACTGGTCAACAGAGAGATGCTCTTGCTGACGAAATGGAAGCACAACTTTCTAATGCTAGATTTTTAGCGGCACTAGGAGATATGTCTCCGGCTATCAGAGAACAAACACAATTATTTGCGGCCGGTATTGGTACTATTGCACCTGAACTATCAACAGGATTGCAAGACCTAATAGCAACAAGTGGAGTACCAGTTACTCAAGCGGCACAAGATCTTGTTAAAACTATTCCTGGTGCAACCGACATCATTAAACAATTAGAATCAGGTGGTATTGATAATGTTGAAGCGATGAGACTATTAAAAATTGAAGCAATGAAATCTGAAGAGATGTTTAGAGATGTTGCAAAAACCGGTCAAGTAGAATTCATTGATGGAATGTTTGTTGGAGTAAACAAATTAGCAACCTCTGTGTTGGATACTACTGCGGCAACAGATGAACAAAGAGAAGCGGCAAATAAACTTACACAAGAATTAACAGAATTTCAAAACGCATCTAAAAATCTTTCAAGTGCATTCCAAGGAACTGAAACAAGTTTCTTAAAATTTATTGGAAACTTTTTAGGAACTGGTGTTGGATCACTTAACGATACAATGAATGGTCTTGCAGAAGACATTAAAAAAATGGGTGAAGGAACCCAAACTGCTTTATACGCCGCTAAAGAAATTGTAACAACCGCTGGCAGTATGTTAAGAGAAACTGCACCTATCACGGCAGGAACTTATGCCGCATTAAAACTGTGGGCACCTTTAGGACCTGGAGGAATGGGTGGTGGTGGTTTTGGCAAAGGATTAAAGAATGTTGCCAAGGTAGGCGGTGGAGCAGTAGGTCTTAGTACCATGGCCATGGGAGGCAACATAGCAGACCAGGCAGATTCAACAGCCGGCAAAGCATTAGGAGTAGGATCAAGTGCGGCCGGTGGTGCATTGACAGGCGCCATGATAGGATCTGTTGTTCCAGTTGTTGGTACAGCAGTAGGTGCCGCGATAGGCGGAATACTAGGAGGAGTTTACGGATTGTTCAGAGCATCTGATTACGATGATATGGCCGCTGAAAAACTTGGATTGAACGGAAAAGCCAGAGGAACAGTAGGAACAACCGGTAATTTAAGAGAAATTAATGATAATTTGTCCACGATTCATGCAGGTGAAAGAGTACTAACCAAAGCAGAAACAGATTCTTACCTTTCCAGCCAAGCAACCGGTGGTGACAACACAGCATTATTGTCAATGAATACTACATTTAATGCTATGAATACTAAAATGACAGCAGTCGTTAACGAAATGAAAACATTTAATAAGAACGTAAATACGTTGGTAAGTATTGACACAGATATTGCAAGAAATACAGATAAAACACAAAGAAGACTTGCAAACCAGAGTGAAAGTATTGTATAATAAGTTATGGCTTGGAAAAAATATTTTAAAGACGCGAACCTTTCTCCTATATCAGGAGACAATAGACCAAATTTTGCGAAGAGAAATTATTCTTCGTATCTACCCGATGTATATACAGGACATCCAAACAGAATTCAAAGATATTTTCAATATGATCAAATGGATTCAGATTCAGAAATCAATGCGGCACTAGACATACTTGCAGAATTCTGCTCACAAAAAAATACAGAGAACGAAACACCATTCGACATTGTGTTCAAGGACGAAGTTACTAGTCATGAAGTTAAACTTTTAAAGAAAGCACTTCAGCAATGGACAAAAGCAAATCAGTTCTCAAAAAGAATTTTTAGAATTTTTAGAAATGCATTGAAGTATGGAGATTGTTTCTTTGTCAGAGATCCTGAAACAAACAAATGGCTTTACATCGACAATGCAAAAGTTGACAGAATTGTTGTTAACGAGTCAGATGGCAAGAAGCCTGAGCAGTATGTCATTAGAGATATCAATCCAAACCTACAAAGATTAAGTGCAACATCAATAACACCTAACCAAGTTTATGGTGGCGGTGGAACAACTGGTGGTACCGGTAGTCAACAATATGCAGGAGCAGGACAAGGATCTAACATGACCAATGCCTCAACTGCCGCGGCTGGTGGTAGATTTTACAGAACAATGAATCAATACAGCATTAATGCAGAAAATGTTGTTCATTTAACAATGTCAGATGGACTAGACAACTTATTTCCGTTTGGACAGTCTGTATTAGAACAGGTATTCAAAGTTTACAAACAAAAAGAATTATTAGAAGACGCAATAATCATTTACAGAGTACAAAGAGCACCTGAAAGAAGAGTGTTCTACATCGACGTAGGTAATATGCCAACACACTTGGCGATGCAATTCGTTGAGAGAGTCAAGAATGAGATCAACCAAAGAAGAATTCCAAGCACATCGGGTGGTGTTAACTATGTTGACGCAACATATAACCCTATGTCAATAAACGAAGATTATTTCTTTCCACAGACAGCAGAAGGAAGAGGATCTAAAGTTGACACACTACCGGGTGGTACTAACCTAGGTGAGATAGATGACTTGAGATTCTTCACAAACAAACTGTTTAGAGGTCTAAGAATACCAAGTTCTTATCTTCCAACAGGTGCGGAAGATGGCGGACAACAGTACAATGACGGTAGAGTTGGAACTGCATACATTCAAGAATTAAGATTTAACAAATATTGTATGAGATTACAATCAATGTTGTCACCTACATTTGATAATGAATTTAAAATTTGGGTTAAAAACAAAGGTTACAATTTAGATAACGGTATGTTTGAAATTAAATTCAATCCACCACAAAACTTTGCGGCATATAGACAGACAGAAATGGATCAAGCAAGAGTAAACACATTTACAGCAGTTGCAGATCTACCTTACATGAGTAAAAGATTTGCGTTAAGTAGATATCTTGGTCTTTCTGAAGAAGAAATGGCAAGAAATGCTGATCTTTGGGCAGAAGAAAATGCAGTATCACAAAAATCACAAACTAAATCAACACAATTAAGAAGCGGCGGAGTTTCACAAGCAGGAATATCAAGTGATCTAGATCAGTTTGAAGAACCAGAAGCACCAGATGGAGCACCACCACCGGAAGGAGAAACACCCGGCTCTAGTGGCACAGGTGGAGGAACACCGGGAGGAACACCTCCTACTCCAGGCGGAACAAACACATTATAAGGTTAAATATAGAAAATGAAACTATTTGAATTCTTTAGATACGGTGAAGACGGCTTTGAGCAGGATAAAAATTACAATCCTGAACAAGATATTTCTATATTGGATAAAGCAGACACCAGAAAAACAAGACTTTCACTTAAAGATATCAAAGATATTAGATTATCTGCAGAAGAGCATGATGCTCAACAGCATGAAGAAGCCATCTTCGTTCAGAAGATGTATGGAGCACCACCAACAGAAGATACATTATAAGTGTAATGGAAGTTGCATTTGTACTAGGTAATGGAGAGTCTCGAAAAGGCATCCAGATCGAGGAATTAAAGAAAATAGGCAAAGTGTTTGCCTGTAATGGAGTCTATCGTTCCGATACTCCTGACGTATTGGTTGCAGTTGACCCTAAAATGCTGTTGGAAATAGCAGAAAATGACTACATGGACAACAATGTAGTATGGTCAAACTATAATGCTATGTACGAAAAGCACTCTAAGATAATGGAAAAGGTACAATTCTTTCAACCATCGTTAGGTTGGTCATCGGGTCCTACTGCTTTAAAGTATGCGGCAGATCATAATCCAAAAACTATCTACATATTAGGTTTTGACTATCAAGGACACTCAGATAAGCAGAATAAAAAATTTAATAACCTGTTTAAGGATACAAGGAACTATAAAAAATCTAATGAAGAAGCAACTTTCTTTGGCAACTGGATGAATCAGACCAAACGGGTCTTAAAAGACTATCCGAACATAGAATTTGTTAGAGTAACTCCAAAGGGATGGTTCCGTCCGAACGATTTGGAGTGGAATAAAAACATAAAGCACGTAGATATTGAAGAATTTCTACGGATACATAGTTTACAACTAAGGTTTTAATCAAGACCTACCAAAAATCCACCGTTTTTGTCATAAAGAACACCCTAATTGCGACTTCCTTGTTAAATATGTATTACTTAATTAAGTTTAATGCCGAAATTAAAAAGGAGCACGAGTCATATGACACAACCAAGCAATAAGTTTGAATCATTGTTGGAATTGCTTATCAACGAAGAAAACGATAAAGCAGAACAAATGTTTCACGAAATAGTTGTAGAGAAGTCTAGAGACATCTATGAGAACCTAGCATCTACAGAAACTAAAGAAGAGTCTGTTGAAGAGACTAAAGAAGAAGCAAAAGAAGAATCTAAAGAAGAAGTTAAAGAAACTGAAGCAACTGAAGAAAAAGTAGAAGAAACTTCAGAAGAAAAAGTTGAAGAAACTTCAGAAGAATCTAAAGACGAAACTGTTGAAGAAACTGCAGAAGAAAAAGCAGAAGAATCAGCAACAACTGAAGAAGAGTCAATTGAAGAAGTTGGTGGCGACGCTACTGATGATTTAATTAAAGACATCGCTTCAGATGAAGAAGGTGATGCAGAAGCATCAGCAGACGACATGGGTGCTGATATGGATGCAGGCGCAGAAGATGGCGACACTGAAGAAAGAGTTGCGGATTTAGAAGATGCTTTAGAAGATCTTAAAGCAGAATTTGAAAAAATGATGGGCGACAAAGACGGTGAAGATTCACCAGAAGAAACTGTTGCACCAGAATTAACTCCAGAAATAGGAATGGAAAGCAAAGAAGCAAAAGAAACAGTTAAAGAATACAAAGACACAAAAACTGCTGACAACGCCGACCATGCAGATGTTAAATCATCTCCTGTGGCTTCAAATGCAAAAGCACCGAATGGTACTTCAGCACACAAAATTGGTGGTGCAGAAGAATCAGGAAGACCAGCACCAACATCTGCAAAGATGACTGATGCTAACACAGAGCCAAAAATGAAAGAAGTTAAAGCAGACCACAAAGATGGCGCTGATGCTTCTTCAAAAAAATCACCAGTAGTTGCCGCTAAAAAGTAACAACTGGTTTTTAAAGGAGTCAACTGATGTCTTTACATCTTAAAGAACACTTAACGTACGATCAGGCTAGAATGTCTATTCTTCACGAAGGTGAAAATGGCAAAGACTTGTACATGAAAGGGATTTGCATCCAAGGTGGTATTAAAAATGCTAACCAAAGAATTTACCCAGTAAATGAAATTGGCAAAGCAGTTAAAACACTTAATGATCAAATCTCTTCAGGGTACAGTGTTCTAGGAGAAGTAGATCATCCGGACGATTTAAAGATTAATTTGGACCGTGTGTCTCACATGATTACAGAAATGTGGATGGACGGACCAAATGGATACGGGAAGATGAAAATCTTGCCAACACCAATGGGTCAACTTGTCAAAACAATGTTAGAGAGCGGTGTGAAATTAGGCGTGAGTTCCAGAGGTAGCGGAAATATTTCCGAGTATGGAAACGGCGAAGTTTCAGACTTTGAGATCATCACTGTTGATGTTGTGGCCCAACCTTCGGCACCAGGTGCTTATCCTACGCCAATTTACGAACACCTTATGAATACAAAAGGTGGTAACATGGCAAAAGGACTGGCGGCAGAAGTGAGAAACGATAGCAGAGCACAAAAGTATCTTAAAGATGCTTTAACCAACATAATAAAGGACCTAAAATAATGATAGACGCAATATCTAAATTAGTCGAGTCCGGAGCAATTTCAGAAGATGTTCAAAAAGGCATCCAAGAGGCTTGGGATTTGAAAATTAAAGAAAACAGAGAAGGCGTTTCTGCAGAATTAAGAGAAGAATTTGCCAAAAGATACGAGCATGATAAAGCAAACATGATCGAAGCAATTGACAATATGATGACTGATAAGTTATCAGAAGAAATTTCTAAATTCGTTGAAGACAGAAAAGCACTTGCTCAAGAGAAAATCGCTTATAAAGAAAACGTAGGCGCACACTCTGGAAAACTTCAGGAGTTTGTAATGACTAAACTTGCTGAAGAATTAAAAGAACTACACAGTGACCGAAAAGGTGTTCACGAAAACTTTAAGAAAATGGAAGAGTTTGTTGTTAATGCTCTTGCAAAAGAAATTAAAGAATTCCATGAAGACAAAAAAGGCGTTGTGGAAACTAAAGTCAAACTAGTTGCTGAAGCGAAAAAACAAATGGCTAAGATGAAAGAAGCATTCATTTCTAAATCTGCTAAAATTGTTGAAGACACAGTTACTAGAAAATTGGGCGAAGAACTTGCTCAACTTAAAGAAGACATTACTAAGGCTAGAGAAACTAACTTTGGTAAAACTATTTTTGAGGCATTTGCATCTGAGTACCAGGCTTCTTATCTCAACGAGAAGTCAGAGACTGCAAAACTAATGAAAGTTGTTGATGAAACAACACTGAAATTAGCAGACGCCGAGAAATCCATAGAAGAGAAAAAAGCGGTGATCGAATCCAAAGAGGCGGAAGCCAAAAGAACTGCGGATTTAATGGAACGTAAAGAAACTATGGCTGAGTTGCTTAGACCACTAGGCAAAGATAAAGGTGAAGTTATGAGTCAACTGTTAGAATCAGTTCAAACAGCAAAACTTGAAACGTCATTTAACAAGTATCTACCTCACGTGATGGCTGACAAAGCAGTTAAAGAAACTACAAAAGTACTTTCTGAAAGCGGCGGCGACAGAGCACAGAGGGATGATGCAGAAATAACAGACATCCGTAAATTAGCGGGTGTTTAAACATAAACTAAAGGGGAAAGATACAAATGTCAGAAATATTTGAATCTAAATGGAGCGAAACTAAAACCGCTCTTACTGAAGGTTTAGCGGGTAACAAGAAAAAGACTATGGACGTTGTGTTAGAAAACACAAAAAGATATTTGTCAGAGTCTGCTACTGCTGGTGCTACAAGTGCCGGTAACGTTGCTACACTAAACAGAGTGATTCTTCCTGTAATCAGACGGGTTATGCCGACTGTAATCGCTAACGAAATCGTTGGTGTACAGCCGATGACTGGTCCGGTTGGACAGATTCACACACTAAGAATAAGATATGCAGATACATCTTCAGGTACAACATCGACTGTACCGGGTGAAGAAGCATTATCTCCATTCAAAATAGCAGAAGCATATTCTGGTGATAACTCTTCTACAAAAGCGGCATCTACTGCGGCTTTAGAAGGATCAGCAGGAAAAAGATTGTCAATTCAAATCTTAAAGCAGGCAGTTGAAGCGAAAAGCAGAAAACTATCAGCAAGATGGACTTTTGAAGCGGCACAAGATGCTCAAGCACAACAAGGTATCGATGTAGAAGCAGAAATCATGGCGGCGTTAGCACAAGAGATTACTGCTGAGATTGACCAAGAAGTTATCCAGTCACTAAGATCTTTAGCGACTACTCAGGAAACTTATGATCAAGCGGCTGTATCAGGTACTGCAACTTTCGTTGGTGACGAACACGCGGCTTTGGCTGTGTTAATCAACAGAGTAGCAAACAACATCGCGGCAAGAACAAGAAGAGGCGCTGGAAACTACGCAGTAGTATCTCCAACTGCTTTAACTATTCTTCAATCAGCAACAACTTCAGCGTTCGCAAGATCAACTGAAGGTACTTTTGAAGCACCTACTAACACTAAATTCGTTGGTACGTTAAATGCTTCTATGAGAGTATACGTTGACGGTTACGCAACTGATGCCACTCCGGTATTAGTAGGATACAAAGGTTCAAGTGAAGCAGATGCTCCGGCATTCTACTGTCCTTACATACCTTTAATGTCTTCAGGTGTTGTGTTAGATCCAGCAACTTTTGAACCAGTAGTAGGTTTCTTAACTAGATACGGTTACGTTGAGTTAACAAACACAGCGTCATCACTAGGTAACGCGGCAGACTACGTTGGTGAAGTTGCAATCACAAACGGTAACTTGAAGTTTGCATAATCTATTTTGATTATTCAAAACTGAATTTAAAAGGGCGGACATTTTTTGTTCGCCCTTTTTTTGTTTAACAAGAGAGGAAAAAATTATGAAAAAAATGCTTAAGAATAAATGGTTATGGGCAGGCGCAGTAGTAGTTGTAGCATTAGTGTTATGGCAAATGGGTATCTTTAGTCCAGCAGAAGTACCTGCAGACGCACAATAATAAACAAATTTAAATCTTAAGGGCGATGCTTTTTTATCGCCCTTTTTTTACGACTTAAATATCAATATGAAACATCTTTTTACTAACGGTTGTTCTTTTATGACTACAAGAAATACCCATGAATGTAGTATTCAAACACACGCCGGCATGGAAGTTGCAAAGCATTACAATCTTGAACACATTGGTATAGCAAAAGGTGGCAGAGGCATGGACAGAACTGCACTAACAACTATAACATGGTGTGAAAAAAATAGAGCAATACTAGATGATACATTTGTATTAATAGAGTGGTCAACAGCATCTCGACTTGATTATCCGTCCAATGATAAAAACTTTAAGAAACTCGAAGGATTAGACACTTGTTGGCATTCATTAAAACTAAACGAAGAACCAACATTTGGATTCTTTTTTAAACAAAAAAATATGCACTTCAATGAATACATAAGACTTAGATATTACCAAAATGTATTGCTGTTGCAAAATTATCTTAAAGTAAACAACATAAATTATCTAATGTATAACGGATTAGAAACTAGAAAAAATTACAGATCTTCTAATCCAGATTTCAAATTGTATGATGCAATCATAGATGACAAACATTTTTTTGATAAAACATTGTCTCATCATGATTGGAATAATCCAAGTGAAACTTTTGCTAGACGTGAATATTTTGTTAGTGCAAATGATCACCATCCAACACAGAAAAGTCATGAAGAATGGGCACAATTATTAGTTGCTCATATTGATAGAAATAACCTTTTAAAAAAATAATATACTAACTTAATTGTATTTTTTTCACTGTCACTTGATCCACAGACAAAATATGATGTTATTATATCCAAAAACTCGACTCTAAATATTTCACGTTTCGATTAATGAAACTTTTTGAGTAACAAAAGTTTTAGAAACTTTAACAAGAAAAAGGAGATCCACAATGGATATCATGAAACAAGTTAAAGGATGGGCGGCGGCACTCGCTGATGCAGGAATGAGTTTAATTGCATTGGGTATCGTTTTAGAAATTCTTTTCAACGGTCACGGTATTCCGTTCTGGCCACATATTTCTGTAATAGGAAATATCCAGGGCGTACTGCAAGGATTCTCAGACCAAGGTTTGATCGGATTAGTAGCAGTTTGGATTTTATATCATATCTACAACAGAAAATAATATAAAAATCTAGAAGCGAAACCTTAAAGAGTGGTGTGACTGCTTAATCTTTTACACCACTCTCTTTAAATCAAAATTTTAATAAATACACACGTCTATAGAGAACTAACAATTATGTTAGACTTATGCGGAACCAACCGCGTAGACCTAAAACGTCAAGGAGGACAATAAAATGGGAAGACCAATCAAAAAAAGTAAAATGTCTGGCGATGCAAATGCATTCGGTGGCAATCTTTCAGGAAAAATCGCAGTAACGGCTTACAGACCATCAGGTGGTTCAAAAGTTGATTCAACTACGGCTTACATCGTTTCACAAAGAGGATCTCAAAAGTTTAAGATACACTTAGAAGATTCATCTGAAGCAGTGTACGAACTGAAAGCAGTTGCTCCAGGTTCATTAGCAAACACGTCAAACCAGTTCTGTGTACAACTTATATTAGATGACTCAACAGTTGCTTATGTAAGTAAGTTTTTTAACAACACAGTACACTATGTTACGGCGGCAGGTGCAACAGGTTCTAAACCTTACACACTAAAAGCAGAAGGAACTGACATGGGTCAGGATTCTGGTAAAGCAAACATAGACGTTAGATAATACTTAATCAAGTAAAAATCGTGCTTTTGGGGGAGTATAATGCTCCCCCATTCTTTACATAAATAATAGCAAATGGCAAAAACAGTAAGAAGTTCACAAGATTATACAATCAAAGCAGGTGCTGGCTCTAGTGGTTCTCATAGAATAACACTTGATGCTAGTGCTGTTAGAATACCTGGCAACTTATCAGTTGAAGGTACACAAACTACAATTAATTCAACTACACTAACTTTAGAAGATCAGTTCATGGAAGTTAACAGAAACAATTCCACAGCAGGAACTGAAGACTCAGGAATATTTTTTAATCAAGGATCGAACAACGCACAAATATTTTTCTTTGATGCAGACCAAACAGAATTTGTATTAGGATCAACAACACATGGATCAACTATAAACACAATTTCAAACATCACCCCAGGGCAACTTAAAATAGCAACAACTCCAGCACAAGGTGATCATGCCGCATCAAAAAGTTATGTGGACGCACAGGTATCAGGTGGTGGATTTAATATTGGATTCAGAGGAGATGACTCGGCGGTAGTAGCAGTTACCACTGGAAACTCGGTACATATTGCAGGAGCAACAAACTTGTCAACTGCGGCAACCGAACCAGACACAGTGACAATAAGTTTAAGCAGAGATTTAAATGGAATAGATTCTGTTAGTACTGACAGATCAAATCAGGATTTATTATTAACAGCAAATGGTACTGGATCTGTGGTAATTGATGACGTTTTATCGTTTTCAAACATGGCAACTGACCCAACAGCAACAGCACAAACAAAAGTATACAACAAAACAGCCGGAGGCGGCGGAACAGGACTGTATTTTAGGAACAGTGCAATTGGTTCTGGTGCTGTAGGAGAACTGATAAGTAAAAGTAAAGCAACGGCATTAGCCATTGCATTAGGATAAAAGAATGGCAATAACAAATTTTCAAGTAGCGGCAACAACTGGCTCAGCGGCCTTTACTGCATCTGCGGACACGGCAGTTACAGTAATCTACCTTACAAATAAAACTGATGGTGACGGAACTGTTGACATATATGTTACACCAAACGGTGCATCAGTGAGTGCTAATCATCTAGTATATTCACAACTTACTATCAAGGCTAGAGACACTTATGTTATTGATACAGAAAAAATGATTTTAGAAACAGGTGCAAAAATTTATATTGCATCACCAGATTCAGCGGCACAGTTTAACGCAACAATATCAACTATAGGATTATAATCTCATGGGTAGATATGTAAAAAACCCAGTGTTAGTAGCAGGAAGTTCAACAGGCGGAAGTAATGTTCTTCCAATTGGTACAACATCACAAAGACCTGCAACAGCATCAGCAGGAACAATGAGATATAACTCAACTCTTAATATGTTAGAATTCCATAACGGTACTGAATATGTT